CGTGTCCACGTCGGGCAGGATGACACTGGCGGGCCCGATGTCGACGGCGAGGAACGCATCGTGCGCGGTCGTCGCCTCTAAGACATTCGCCGCGACGGTGAGATCGGGCGCGTCTCCGAGGTTGATCGAGACGGTCATCATGAGTGCTTGTCCTTTCGTTTTTGCTGTAATCGTCCGTTCACGTATTCGAAGCGGTCGGAGTACTTCGCCGCGAACGCGCGGAGATCGGCGTGCACGTCCGCGGCGGCCTCCAGCAGCCAGTTGCGCGCGCCGCGTGGGGCGTTGCGCTCGTGAATGCCGGAGGGTTTCACCCGCCGCGGTCGTGTCATCGCGTCGCCACGGCCTTGACCGTCGCCGGCGCGACGATCAAGACCTTGCCCTCCGTCCGGTAGATTTCGACGCGGCCCAAGTGTTCACCCAGGCCGGCGTCAGGGCTCGGCTGCCGGAAGGAAATCAGGCCGCCGGTCCCGTCCTCGAAGCTGAACTCAATGATCCGTTCTTCCGGCGCGCTGTACGTGTTCGCGCCGCACGTGAGAATAACCCGCGGCTTGCGCGCTCTCACTTCGCACGCTGCGCGATCATCGCGTCCGCCACCGCGTACGCGGCCTCGGCACCGGCGCCAGGGGCCGCGATGGCCGCCCCGGTGCGCGCGCAGAGTCCCTGCATCACCGCCGCGGCGAAGTAATCGCGTAGTGTCATGCCGGGGATCTGGCCGATTAGCTTTTCGTCCCAGTACTCCGCCTCCGGAAAGGCGTTGAGATGTTTGGGCATCGCGTTAGCTCCTCTCGCAACCGGGACAGCCGGCGCCGCTGTACCCGGGGTAGTGGCAGGTGTGCGCGCGGCCCGCGGCGACCACGGCGGCCTGTCGCCGGCGCAGCTCCGCGGCCGCGAGCGCGGACAGGAATTTGATATTCGACGCCGCGAGCTGCTCGAGCGTGGACGCGGTGCAGCGCTCGAGAATCCGCGCGGCTCGCGCCGGCGGACAGGCTCGCAGCCCTTCGAACGCGCCGCGCAACTGCGCGATCTGGTCTTCGGTGAACTGGGCGGGCATCGCGTCACAGCCTCGACAGGTCTTGCCAGACCAGGAACGCGTGCAGGCAGTCCGCGCACGTGCAGTGCGGGTCGTGGTCTTCGCGCTCCTCGAACGCGCGATCCGCGAGTTCGCTCCGGCATTCATCACACTTCCCGTCCGGGCCGGCGGGATTGTCGCATGGACTGGCTGCCCACGGCAGCACGGCGTTGCACGTCGGTGAGTCGGGCATGGTGTCAGCTCCTCGAAAATGGGGCGGTGTCCGCCGCCCCTCGGGTGTTCGGCTGGTTACTCCGGGTCGGCGCAGTTGTACTTGCGCTCGATGTAGTCGCGCAGCTCCGCGGCCGCGCGTTCGATGGTGTGCACGGCTGATCCGTCGACGCCGCGATCGACGTCGACAACGAAACGCTCAAGGAGCGTTCCGTCAGGTTCGGCAATCGCCACGAGGATCGGGAAGGTGATCGGCATCAGGCGATCGCTTGCTTGTCGTGCACCTGCCGGCCGTACGCGTCCAGAATCAGGTCGCGAATCGCGTCCTGTGCGCCGGTGTCCGTCCGCGGTCGCAGCAGCACAAACGATCGCCGCTCCCCGTTCACGCTGTAGATGCGCGCGGGAAAGGTCACGTTGTAGCCGGCGCCGCCCCGCCGTTCCCACACGGAGAACCCGACCAACTTGAGCCCCGCGAGCGGCCCCTCGGTGAAATGCAGTTCGGCGTCCGCCAGCTTCCCCGGAGGATTGCCCTTGTTGTTCTCGATAATGTGAATGCGCATGTTCAGCTCCTCTGTCGATGACGGCGAGCGGAAGTGCCCGCCGTGAGATACGCCCCGTCGCCCCGCGGCCGCCGGCAGTCGAAATACCAGAAGACCGCCCAATACAACTTGCCCGCCCGCATCCGCTCCCCGTTCTCGAACGTCACCCACCGCCGGCCCGCGAGCTGCCGCCGGCGATGGTCCCGCACCGCCCGTAATCCAGGCGTCACGCGCGGTCTAGCCCGATGGAAATCAGCCCGTCCACCGTCGACAGGTGTACCGCTTCTACCCGCGTCCCCGGAACAATGGGACGCATGACGAACGGCTCAAGCAGCCTCGTAACTGCGTCCGCCACCTTCCCGCGCTCCCCGCGCGTCTCCTGCCCCGCTTCCGTCTCGGTCGCCGTCGTAATCCTCAGCGTGAACTGGTAGGTCATCGCTCCTCAGCTCCTCTTCTGCCCGCGTCAGGGGCCCTAGGATGGTCCAACCGCCCGCCGTGCGTCGTGTCGCCTCCCGCCCAAGACGGGCCGGGCTGACGACGGGCCGAGCCGAGACGGTAGCACGGGCGGAGAATCCTGTCAAGGGCCCTAGCGCAGCGCCTAGCATGGGAGCTTACTTTGCGTGGGGTGAGTAGCAGGTATCCACATCCGCCGCGCGCGCGATCGACTCAACCCAGCCCGGCACCGGCCGCCGATCGAGGGTCACCCTCCGCGGCAGCTCCCGCCGGCCGCCCAGGCACCCCGCCGCGCCCCCGCTCGAGCCCTCGAGCCCGACCGCCCCGCAACCCCGCCCGACCGCGCCGGCGCCCGTCCCCAGCTCGCCCGCCCCCTCGAGCTCGGTTGGCACGCCCGCGAGCGGCAGCCCCCCGGACATGGCATAAGCGCGAGCGGGGGGAGGCCCCGCTGGCACGGCGCCGAGCGGCGCGGGGGGTAGGGGGGGTCCAGCGTCGATGCAGGTTCTATTCCACGACTTACGTGTTACGTAAGCGATATAGATGTCCGAGGGGGGTATGTGGAGGCGGCGGTGGGTGTCGCATTTGAGGTATATGACTTGAGTGGATAGTCTCGTCTGTAAGATGTTGATTCGATTGTGTTCGTGAAGGGGCTTCGAAGGGGCTGTGACAGGGGCTTGGTGTTCGCGCATGGCCTGTCGCACTGGGAGGGTTGGTGGATTTGGAAGCCCCTTGGAAGGGGCTGTACCAGGGGCTATGACAGCCCCTTATAGAGGGTTTTTCCGGCCGCTCTAGCTAGGCTTGTTGTTGGGGGTTACAAGAGCTCTAGAGTAGGGAAGTACTACTACAGCGCGCGCACGCGTTCCTCTTTAGGCGATTCCCGGCTGCCAAATTTTTGACGCGGGGCGGTGTGAACTCAGCATTGCGTCGGGTGGAGGGCGGCGGTAGAGTCCGGCCATGCGAGGGGTGGCGTGGGTGGTGATCTCCCCGGAGGCGCTGCGAACGCTGGCGCTGGCGGAACTCGACGTCGAGGTCGCGCTCTGTCCGCCGGCCGAGGAGCCGGAGCCGCGCGAGGTGGTCGAACTCGACTTTCTGCCGGCGCCGCTGACCGAACGCTGCGCGATGAGCCGATGCTGATGAGTCCCTTGGTGGCCGCGTTTGTCGCGCTGACCCTGGCCTCGACCGCCGATGCGGTGACGACGCGCTTGGGCCTTGCGCGCGGGCTGGTCGAAGCCAATCCGCTGATGCGCTGGGCGACCCGCAATCTCGCCTGGGCGCTCGTGACCAAAGCGCTGGTGCTCGTCGTCTTCGCCGTCAGCCTGGGCCTCATCGCCGACTCGGCACCCTCGGTCGCGTTCGTGGTCGTCTGCGGCGCGACGGCGTGGAATCTCGCGCTCGCGATTCGCAACTACCGGCTGTGGGCGCTCCAGCGGGTGCGCCACTGATGCGCGCCGCCCTGCTCGCCCTCGCACTGCTGCTCGCGTGCGCCGCCTCGGTCGCCGCGCAGACGCCGATAATTATTTTGCCGGCGACCTCGCAGGTGACGTTCACCGCCTCGAGCGACCACACCACGATCGGCCTCGACGGCAATCCGCTCCTGACCGGCTACACCGTGACGTCCTGCCTGAAGGCGACGCCGACGACGTGTCTCCCGCCGGTCGACGTCCACAAGCCGACACCCAATGCCGCGAACGTCATCAGCGTCACCGGGACGTTCTCCGGGCTCGTGCCCAACACGGTGTATCAGGCGACGGTCGCGGCCTACGGGCCCGGCGGGACCTCGCCGCCGTCGACGCCGTCGAACCCTTTCGGTGCCGCAAGCTCCCCAGCGGCGGTGGTCGGAGCTGTGACGGTCATCCGCTGACGAGGAGACGCACGATGGCGACCATTCCAGGCCAGGGCGGCAAGCCCGCGATCAGCTTCAGCGAAGGCGGCGAACACGCCTCGACCGGCACCCCCGCCGGTCAGCCGATCTCCGCCGCAAACCACGCCGCGGCCGCCAGCGGATCGCTCGGACCCAAAGCGGAAAAGCAAGAGAATTTTTTTCGCAATGTGCTCAAGGGCGGCCGCCACGGCAAGGCCCATCACGCCCTCAGTAAGCGCGCGTTCGGGCGGTAGCGATGCGGTGCGCCACCGGCAAGGTGATGTACGCCGATGAACCGGCGGCCGTCAACCGGATGGCGATTCTCAAGGAACTCTCCAAAGAACCCCTCCGTCGGCTCAAGCGCCTCGACGTCTACCGCTGCCGGACCTGCGGCGCGTGGCACGTCGGCCATCGTCGGCTCGTCCGGTGAGCCAGCCCCCTTGCTAGCACTTTAGAAAACTGATACCGTGCGCCGCATGACGGAACCCGCGTGGCTGGTGAAGCGCGCGCTCGAGATGGGCGCGACCCGGATCGTGACGGTGCTCGCCCCGGTGACGCCGCAGTCCTCGGCGATCTATCTGCTCGAGGCCGCCGGTGCGCACGAACTCCACGCCGTGCAGGATGCGTCGACGGGGATCGAGGGCTGCACGATTCCGCTCTCCTCGCGCGAAGCGGTGAAGCTGCTCGCGACCCTCGCCGGCGCGCTCTCGGGTCGCATCGCCGGCACCCCGCTCGCGCCGCACACGGCGCCCGAGGCCATCCGTGTCGATGCCTAAGCGGCGGTCGCTCGCCTATCGCGTGCTCCGGCTGCCGAAGACGTTCTGGTTTTTTCGCACCTACCTGCGCGCCGTCGGCGACGCGCATCCGAATCGGGCCGCGTGGTTCTACACGCGCGTGATGACGTTCGGCCGCGTGACGACGGCGGAGGTGCCCGACGTCGGTGCGGACGTGCCCGGCGGCGGCGCCATATGAACGACGAGCCCGCCCCGCCGCGCGCGTGGTGTCCGGGGCAACTCTGCTCGACGATGTCGCGCAACCTCGCCAATCCCCCCACCGACGCGGCGCACCCCTGCCCCTACCAAATCGAAATCAACGACGACATCGACTTCCGCTGCCACTGCTGCCCCCGCTGTGAGCTCGAGTGCCAGGACGGGATCTGAACTCAGCATTGCCCGCCGACCCTGACTAGGGCGACACTCCGCAGCGTGGCGAAGTCTGACGTCGTCGACACCATCGAGGGCGCCCCCCTCGCGCTCCCCGAACCCGACCTCGGAGACGTCCTCTGCCCGGCGGACCTCGAATTTGTCGAAGACGTGGTCGTCGGGAGCAACGGGAAGGTCAAACACGTCACCGTCCCGACCGCCGTCAAGCTCCTCAAGGACGAACTCGGGCACAAAGAGGGCGCGGTGCGCCGCCGGGCGCGTGGACAGGCCGTGCTGATTATGAAAACCTCCGGCATGACGCGCCGGCAGATCGGCCGGGTGCTCAACATCTCGGAGAACGCGGTGAAGATGATCCTCATCCGCGCGCGCCGGGCGAATCGCCTCAACGACCTTCGCGACATCCTCGAGCACGACGTCGCCGCCAACGCGATCGATCGGGTGAACGGCGCGATTCTCAACAAGAAATCCGAGAAGGGCGTCGACGTCGCGGTGAAAACGCTCGAGGGGCTCGGCCACTTCCGTAACTACTCGCACTCGAAAAACGAGGGCGCGGCCGGCGCGTCGATGCCCGCGCTCCAGGTCAATGTCGTCTTCGGTCCCGGCCAGACCGAGAGCGCCCCGCTCGACGCGAACGTCGTCGGCGTCGCGCGAACGGACACGTAGATGCCGGCCACCTCGATTGCGCAGCGCCGGGCCATCGCGATTGCGGAGCACCATCCCGACGAACTCGACGCGAAGAACCGCGGCCTGCTCACGATGTCGCATCAGCAACTCCACGACTTCGCGGCCACCCCGGAGAGGGGCCTCCCCGCGCGTGCCCCGCGCGCCTCGGATGCCCTGAAGCGCCGGGCCTATGGCCGGTAAAGAAGTCCGCGGAAACCCGACCGGGATTCTCTCGCTCGGCTACAACCCGCATCAGCAGGCGTTTCTCTCCGCGATTCGCCAGCGCACGCCCGGCGGCCGGCACGCGTTCCATCGCGTCACGGCGATTGCCGGCCGGCGCGGTGGCAAGACCGTCATCGGCGGCGTCGCCGTCGGCGATCGGATGTCGACGTTGCCGTCGGATCGCTCGAATCCCTCGCTCGGCTGGATCTGCGCCCCGACCTATCCCGACCTCCACGACTTCGTCATCCCGCAGGTGTTCAAAACGATTCCGCACGCGTGGATCGGGGATTGGTCCGAACAGCACTACACGCTCGAACTGAAGAACTACGCGCAGGCGATGTTCCGCTCGCTCGACGATCCGGAAAAGGCGCGCGGCCCCGGGCTCGATTGGGCGTGGATCGACGAGACGCGCAAGGTGCAGCAGCTCGCGTGGAACACGATGCTGCCGGCGCTGACCGACAAGCGCGGCCAAGCGTTTTTCACCACGTCGCCCAACGGCTTCGATTGGTGCTACGAAACCTTCTGGCTCCCCGCGCTCCAGGGCCGGCCCGGGTACTTCGCGGTGAAATACAAAACCGCGGACAATCCGCTCTACCAGACGCCGGAGGGCCAAGCCGAACTCGCCGACGCGAAAGCGTCGATGGACCCGCTGTTCTATCAACAGGAATTCGAAGCGGACTTCGTGACGTTCGAGGGCGCGATCTACGGCGCCCTGCTCGATTCGCAAATCGTCCGCACCGACGAGCAGATCAAGCGCGTGCTGCCGGAGTGGCCGCACATCGACCCGTCGCGCACGGCGTATGTGGGCGTCGATCCGGGCGGCGATCATCCCTTCGCCGCGGTGCTCGGCGTCATGGGCCCGCGCGGCCTCGTGCTCGTCGGCGAGTACTTGTCGAACTTCAAGCCGATTCACGAGCACGTCTTCGGCCTCGAGCAAATGTGCGCGCGCTGGAATCCGTCCCGGCCCTTCGATCCCTCGCGCTGGTGCTGCGACAAATCGCAGCGGCAGTTCATGATCGAACTCGCGCAGCCGCGTTACGGCATTTACCTCACGCCGGCGCCGAATCAGGTCGAAGACGGCATTCGCCGCGTGCAGTCCTGGCTCGCGCAGAAGCAGCTCTGGTTCCTCCTCCCCGAAGCGGACCCGCGCCTCGGCGTGCCGCAGTGCGTCGACCAACACCGCAACTATCGCTGGGCCGAGAACACGAGCCCCGACGGGCAGACGCGCAAAGAAAAAGTCTTCAAGCGGAAAGACGATCTGCCCGACGCGACGCGCTACCTGCTGATGGGCGGCCCGACGCTCGAGACGCCCGACCCATCGCCCTCGGGAGGCAAGCGCGATCTCTCAGACTTCGACGAGCTCACGCGCTACGAAATCGAGGAGATGCGCCGGCGTGAACATCGCCCGCGCGCGCCGGAGGAGATTCCCTTTTTCGCGACCGAACTTGACCCGCCGGGTATGCTGGAGGACGTTTCCGCAGGAGATTTCTGGCTGTGAGGCTGAACGTGTTCGCGCATCCGATCCGCGCGCTGCAACTCGCCGTGCGCCGGTGGACCCTCGCCAACGATGACCTGAAGGCGCAGCGGGCGCAGCCGGTCCCCGACGTCTTTCGGGACTTCCGCCGCGGCGAACTGCTGCCGTTCAAGGGCGTGCATCTGCGCGTCGCCGAAATTGTGGGCGGCGCCTTTCCCGCGATCATTCTCGTGCCCCTCGGACCCACGCGCGGCGCGAAACTCCGCGCGCTGCGACGGACGCGCGATCACATGCGCGCGGTGATCGCAGAGCAGGCCGCGATCGAGAAAGCGGTGCACCGTGCCACAAGATAGCTATCCCTCGACGCGCGCGATCCGGCAGGTGCCGGCGGCCCTGCTCGCGCTGCTGAACCGCGCCGGCCTCCCGCTCGCCCCGCCGCCGACGCCAGAAGGCGCCGACGAAATGGCGCGCCTGCGCGCGACGCCGATTCCCACCGACGACGGGGGCAGCAATCTCCTGCGCGGCGCACACTTGCTGACGTCGGCGATCGGCGCCTATCCGCTCCCCGGCGAATCGCACGCCCAGTTCATGGACGCGATGGAGCCGCCGGAGCAGTACTTTCCGACACGCGCGCTCGCCCAACGCGCACGCGGGATCACCCCGAAAGACGTCACCCTGCCCGATGAGGGCCCTAACACCGCGGCCCGCTGGCAGCAGTACGCGAAGGACCTCCGCAAATGATCCTCTCCGCGCGCACCGTCGTGATGATCATCAACAGCGTGATCCACCGACAAAACGAACAGCGGCTCGTCGCGACGGTCGAGAAGACGACCGACCTCGCCTGTCAGCTCGCCGCCGAACACGCGCGCACGAGTGAACTGACACGCCAGCTCGCGCTCGCGAACGCGAATTTCGATTGGCTGCGCGTGCACGTCAACGAACTGAAAATCGAACGCGCGGAACTCTATCGGAAGCTCGGCTACCTCGTGCCCGTGGCGGAAATTGCGCGCACGGAGGCCGCGAGCGCCGCGCTCCCGAATGCCGACGACGGCTACACGCCCACGCGGCCGGCGCTCGGCGACCTGCTCGCGAAAGCGCGCGACATCGTGACCGGCGCGCCCGATCGCGGGATGAGCGAGGGCGGTGAACTGTCGTTCGAGGACATGGGCGACGACGCCGCGCGGCGCGCGCATCTCACGCACGATGACGAGGGCCATCTCCTCGTGACGAGGTAACGCCATGATCGGGGTGACCAACGCCATCTCGCCGCCCGATGTCGGCCCGAACCCGCCCGGGCTCGATGCCGCCGTCTCGCGCGCGCTCGATCCCAACGCGACGCCAGACGAGCCGAAAGATCCGCTCCAGGACGACGCGAAGCTGCTCGAGCGCTTCCAGAAAAACGCGCGCCGGTGCGCCGATCGCCGCGTGTCGTTCGAACGTGTGTGGTGGCGACTGCTGCTGTACCTGCTCGGCCGGCAGTGGATTTATTTCGAGCGCGCCGTCGGGAATTGGGTCGACAAGCGGTTGCAGAAGTGGATTCCGCGGCCCGTCACGAACAAAATCCTCGAGACGCTCGACACGATTCTCTCCGTCTTCCAGAGCGTGGAACTGGCCGTCGCCGTGCGCCCCGAAGGCGCGACGCCCAGCGACATCACCGCCGCGGAAACCGCCTCGAAGTACGAAGCGCCGCTGCGCACCGACCATCAGTGGTCGCGCGTGCAGCGGGAAGCGGACTGGTGGCTCGGCGCGCTTGGCAACACGTTCCTGCATGTGTGGTGGGACTACTCCGGCGATTCCGCGACGGCGTTTGTCTCCTACGAACAATGCGCCGCGTGCAAGGTCACGTCGTCGCCCGTCGCCGTCCAGAAAGCCGGGCATATGTGTCCGGCGTGCGGCTCGCCGATTCTCAATCCAGCGACCGATCAGAACGGCCAGCCCGTCGGCGAGACGCTGCGGAAAGGCCACGGCTGCACCGACGCGTGCTCACCGCTCGAAATCGCCTACCCGCTCGCGTTCTCGGACCCGAACGATTCCGACGTGATCATCCGCCGGCGGTGGCGGACGAAGGAATACTACGAGTCGCGGCTCACGCCAGAGCAGATGGCGAAGATTCAATGGGAGACGGTCGCGAGCGAACGCAGTTTGCAGCTCCTCCGATCGCTTGCCGCGACCAACGAAGTCTCGTCGCTCCCCAACAGCAGCATCTCCGGCGAACCGACAGAGCAGGAAGGCGTCACCGAGTCGGAAATGTGGGAGAAGCCCAGCAAGGATTTCCCGCAGGGCCTCGTGCTGCGCGTGGTGAACACGGTCGGCGGCGACGGCGCGTCCGGCATGGTGCTGCGGCTGCCGGAAGAGGGCCTGCCGGGACCGCTCCCCTACAAGACCGCGGACGGCCGCTTCCTCTGGACGTGGCTGCACACCGGCTATGTGAAGTTCGGCGGCCGCGGCTGGGCGCGCTCGCCGCTCGAGTCGCTGATCGAAAAACAGAATCAGCTCAATCAGATCGATTCCCTGATTCAACTGATCGTCCAGCGCACCGCGAATCCCGTCTGGCTCGAGCCGAAAGGGAGCGAGGTCACGAAGTTTTCGGGCGAGCCCGGCCTCGTCGTGAAGTACAACCCGATCGCCGCCGGCGGCAATGCGAAGCCGGAGCGCATTCCCGGCGAGCAGGTCCCGTCGTCGCTCGTCAGCATCCGCGAGATGATCCTCGCCGACATCGAGCAGCTCGCCGGCACCTACGACATCATGAAAGGCGCGAAGCCGGCCGGCGTCGAAGCGTTCTCCGCGATGCAACTGCTCGTCGAGCGCTCGCAGTCGCGCTACGGGACGGTGCTCGAGGCGCGCGGCGCGACCTATCGCAACTGGTTCAAGATCGCGCTCGAGATGGAGCGGCAACTCGGGCCCGACGAACGCGCGACCGCGATCATGGGGCCCAACGGCGCGTGGCAGCGATCGGTCTTCCAGAAGGCGAGTCTCGACGGCTCGATCCGGATCGAAGTCGAAGACGGATCGCAGATGCCGAAAACCTCGCTCGGCACGCGCGCCGCGATTCAACAGCTCCAGGGCCTCGGCGTCATCGACGCGAAGAACCCGGAGACGGGCTACCGCATTCTTCAGGTGTTCGGCCGCACCGACCTCTATCCGGGCCTCGACGCGCAGGTCACCGGCGCCCGCCGCGAGCAGGAAGCGTTCGAGCAGTGGGCCGCGACCGTGCAGTTCGCCCCGCCGACCCAAGCGCCGATGCAGGGCCCGACCGGCGCGATGATTACGGACCCGACGACCGGACAGCCCGTGATGCGACAGGTGCCGCCGCAGCCGAACGCGCCGCCGCCCGGGCAACTCCAGGCGTGGCACGATTCGAACGTCCACCTCGCGGAGCATCTCAAGTGGGCGAACGGTGACTCGATGCAAACGCTGATGACGCAGAAGCCCGCGATCATGCCGTTTGTCACGAACATGATCACCCAGCACCAACAGCACCTCGCGCAGACGCAGCCGCCGCAGCCGGTGAAGGTACAGTACCAGTTCAAGGGGGAGGACCTCGCCGATCCGCAGGTGCGCGAAGTCTTCGATCGCACCGAACAGGTGATGAGCGCGCCGCCGGCGCCGGCGTCGATGCGCGGGCCCGCGCCCAATGGGAACGGCCAACCGGCCGATCGGCGCGCCGTGGGTCGGGACGGGCATGGCGTGGGGGCCGGACGGGCGTTGCACAACAGCAACCAGGAAAGTGGTAACGTGTCCGACGTCACCGCGCCGCCGTCAGGACACGAAACGCAATGAACCGCTGGACGATCGCGTCATCGCTCGGAGAAGGGGACTATCTCCCCTCGGGCGAGTACGCGGTCAATGTGACGGGGCAGTTCCTCCAGACGCACCTCGGGACGATTCCCTTTCCGCCCGGCGAAACGAGCGCACTCCTCTTTCCTGTCATCACGCGCGGCAGCGCCGCCCAGCCGGAATTCGCGATTGCCGGCCAGCGTGCGAGCACCGACACGCACGGCGCCGCGGTCTGGCGGAAATCCACCGGGTGGACCGAAGATCCGCGGCTCCCGGTCGGCACCAAGCCGTGCATCTTCGACAACCTCGGCGATCTGATCGTCAACAACGGCGCCGCCGGCGCGCAGGGCTATCGCTACGTCACGCCGCAGAACGTCGTGATGACCGGCGACCAGACGACCGGGCCGCTCAATGGCGTCTACGAGTGGACGGACCTGTCGCTCGCGCAGGATCGCTCGTTTCTCGTCGGCTGGAACGCGTGGAGTCCCGCCGCGATCGTCTGGGACGGGAAGCACCATCGGCTCATCGAAGTCGGCGACGCGAAATTCCTCACCGCTCATCGTGTCGGCGATCTCGTGACGGTCACGATGGTGAAGACCGGCTACGCGTCGATGATCGAAGGCACCGTCGAGGAGTTTCTCGCGTTGCCGATCTACGAACAGCCAACCACGCCGCCACCCGATTCGACGCCGATTGGCCCGGTGTCACCGCCCCGTCCCGCTGACGGGCAGGTCTACGACATCGTCGCCTTCCTCACCACGTCTCCGGCGCTCCAGCCACGGCGGGGACCGACGCATCCGCAGCACCAGACGCAGCCGGACGCGACCGGCCTCTTCTTCATCATCAAGTTCGGGGATATCATCCCGACCGGCCGCGCCTACGAGATGTATCGGCTCGACACCGGCGGCTACCGACACCTCGAGGATGCGAGCGGTTCGACGCCGATGCACTTCACCGATACGCGCTGGTGGCCGCGCCACATGGCGATCGGCGAACCGTTCGTCGGTCAGCTCCCGTGGCCGCTCGTCTACACCGCGGCGCCGACCGGCGCCTACATCAGCGGCCAGCACCAAGAAGTGTGGGACGTCCGCGATCCGTGCCGCGAGTCACATCGTGATCCGGTCAACCGGAAGATGTGGCTGGACGCGGCCTGGGCGGACTTCTACTGGGGGCCGGACCTCGGGCACCTCGAAACGATCCGGCTGGCCTACGACGACACCGGCGGCTTCTATGAGCCCGGGCGGTTTGTCGAGGTCGGCTACTACGCGCGAGGCGCGGGCTGGTGCCGGTGGGAAGCGCACCACGCGGAGATCGTCTACGCGAATCCGCACGGGCCGGCCATCTTCTCCGATCGATCCCTCTCGTCGCGCTCGGACTTCTATCTCGTCGGCGGCCCGGTTATGACGCCGGAATTGACCGGCTGCGTGATGGCGATCCCGCCGGACGCGCCACCGTGGCCGTCAGACCCGACACCCGAACCACCGAAAGGACCCACTGTGTTGTACGTCTTCAGCTCGCCGAACAGCTTCGCCGTCGATGAGTGCAAAAAACTCGACAACGGCGACGGGACCCTCTTCGCGCAGCGTACGAAGGACAATCTCTACCTCTCGCGCGACAGCGGCGGCAACATTCACTGGGTCCCCACCGCCGCGAGTGATGAAACCTTCATCCTCTCGACCGATGGCGGCGCGCTCATCAGCCGGAATCTGTTTCCGGATGCCAAGCACGCGACGTTCGCGGCCATCCCCTGTAAGGAAACCCTGTGAGCTTGATCGTCCAACTCGGGAGCCGGCGCGCGGCACCGCCGAAGCCGCGGCCGCCGCTGCCGCAGTTCCCGCCGGGCGATTACGTGCGCACGCTGCCGTGGACGCCGCCGCGGACGCGCGACTATCTCCGCGCGGACTCCTGGGGCGTGACGCTGCCGGGCGCGCCGTGGGTGCCGGGCGCCTCGAGCAAACATCCGGAGCGCATCCTCTCGTGGTTCGTCGATCGCTACGATCCCGACTGGCAGGCGCGCTACCTCGACACGGTCGCCGGCTACGGCTATTCGCACCTCAAGCTGTCGTACGGGGACTCCTGTCAGGGCAACGGCCAATCGCTCGACCAGCTGATCGCGACCTGCTTGCGCGTGAAGACGCGCGTGCCCTACGTGCAGATGATGATCGGCTCGAAGGTCTATCATCCGCACGACATGAGCACGCAGCAGTGGGCGGATTTCGCCGACCCGATCATGGACGCGCTGATCGCTGCGCACGCCGTCGACGAATTCCTGCTCGGGTGGGAGTGGAACCTCTGGAACGTCCCCGGCGACACCACGATCCAAGCGTTCAAACACGCCGGCCAGAAAGCACACGCGGCCGGGTGCTCGTTCTGGATGCACTTCTCGCAGCAGGTGACCTCCTGGTTCAAGGACGGCGACCCGCGCGGACGGTACGGCTTCTATGACGACATCGGGACGGATGTCGACGGCCTGAACTATCAGACCGGCGCGAACGCCGACGGGACGCCGTGGGACTGCGCGATGTTGCAGGCGCGCATTGTCGACACGCTGCACCAATTCGGCGAGCAGGGGAACCGCCACAAGATGCGCGTCGATGAAACGCTCGCGTGGCGGATGTTCGACGGCGACCGGCCGAACGAAGACGACGCGAATCTCTACGGCTATGTCGGCTGCTGCACGGTCGACAACGTGAAACACACGGACGCGAGGGTGTGGGGCTTCGGCAACGGGGGCCGGATGCCGGACGGCACGCCCCTGTGAGATGGGACCTTCCGATCGGCGCTGCGCGACCTGTGGCCGCGACTTCCGCGGCCAGACAACCTCGCGGCTCTGTCCGGAGTGCTACCTCACGGAACGACGCTACCGCGATCGGGTCCGGACGCGGGCGTTCCGGGCGAGACAGGGGGCGACACCGACGATGACGATCCTCGAACGCGCGGAGCGCATCGCTGATCGCATCCTTGCGAAGCACTACCGCGGCCCGCAGGAGTCGCAGGGCTTCACCGACCTCAGACCGGAGCTGCGCGCGGGCATTGTCGAAGAACTCTTGCCGCTCCTCAAGGGCGACACCACTGGAAAGGATTCTCAGCCATGAGACGTTGGCTTCTCTTGATCGCGCTGGCCGCGCTCGTCGGATGCGCAGGCCACACCACACCGCTCCAGGTCGCGACGGCGACCCACAATACGCTCGCGCTCGCGCAGGACATCGAAGCACAAATCTGCTTCGGTGTCGCCGACGCGTACCATTCGCCGACCGGCCCGGCGGCGCAGCACTGCACCACGCCGACCGCGGCGACCGTCCAACTCACCGACGTGCGTCACCAGCAGTTGAACGCGAAGCTCCGTGACGCCTTCAACCTCCAGCACGCCTTCGAAGTGGCCGCGGCCGCCGGCAGCGCGGCGGACCCGAAGACGCTCAACGCCGCCGTGCAGGAAGCGCTGACGATTGCGCTCCAACTCGTGCAGACGCCGATCGTGCAGCAGCTCGTCGCGAACATCCAGGCAGGAGTCAAATAGCGATGTCACCCGAACAACTCACCGCGTGGATTCAGGCGGCCGCGATTCTGATTCAGGTCGGCAACGCCGGCGTGGAGGACGTCAAGGGCTGGATCAGCGCGGCGCATCCGACGTTGACGCCCGAAGAGACGGCCGCGGCCTTCGTGGCGCTCGAAAACGACAGCACGGTGCGCGCGGCCATCGCGGCGGCGGACGCCGGCGGCACCGTCTAGGGCTCCGTTCCGGTCAACTCAGCATTGCCAGCCTCGCCAGAGGTGTGTTCCTCTGTTCGCCGAAACCGACAAACCCCGCGGAACTGACCGCGCGCTCCTGCTGGAGCGGAACAAAGGTGGGTAGCTAGGTGGCGGACGAGACGAACTGGCCGGATTTTGATCTCCCGGCAGAGGCATTGGGACCGGGCGCGACACGCAGCGAAAGCCCCGCTGCACCGACGACGACAGAGACTCCGCCGGCATCCGTGCCGGCCGCGGCGCCCGTAGCGGCGCCGGCGTCCCCACCCGGGACGAGTGGCACTCCGCCAGCGTCGCCTGATGCCGACTCCTCCGACACGGTGCCACGGTACCGGGTGAACGAGCTGCAAGAGGCTCGTCGGCGGGCAGAGGCCAGCGACGCGGCGGCGCGCGCGGAGGTGACACGGCTTCGAGCAGAAGTCGAGCAACTCCGAACGGCGCGACCACCCGCGGCCGCCCCTCCTCCTGCCGCTCCGCTCACTGAGGACGAGGCCCAGGCGCAACGGGTCCGGGACCGGCTCTATCAGATCATCCCGGGTCTGCGAAATCTGGACAACCTCGCCAAGCTGGCCGAACGCTCGGGAGACATCGACGGTGCGCTCTCGGCGATCCAGGGCTATCAGCAAGCGGAAAACGCGTTCTACGAATCGCACGCCGACACGCAGTGCAAAGCCATCTACGAGGAAGCTGCGAAGCTCCTCGGGCCGGGCAAGACGGCCGCGGATCTTCCGGAGATGACCAAGCAAGGCATCGACGTCGCGTTCTCGCGGTGGGTCGCGGCGGACCCGCAGCGGACGGCGCGTTACGACCGCCTCGAGAATCTCGTGGGGGAATTCTGGCCGGTGTACCGCGCGGCCATGTATGACCCGATGCGACGGAGCAGCAGTGCCGAGGCGTTGACCACGCACGCGAATCGTCCGCCGGTGCCAGTTGGCGGCGGCGGCGGAGCGGTCACGACCACGGCCCCCACACGACCAGCAGCCGAGACAGAGGACGACGTGCACGCTCGAGGATGGGCGCAGGCACGGGAGGCCATGTCCGGCACAGGAGGATAGGCACATGGGCGTCTTGGTTCTTCTGGCCCTCGCGGCGCTCGCCGCGGCCAGCATGGCGACCGGCGCGAACACGCAGACCGTTTCGGGCATTTATAAAACGGTCTACGAGGACTTCGTCGCAGAACAGGTCAACAACAAATTCCCCTTCAAGGGGATTTTCAAACCCGAAACCGCGGAGTACGCCGGACTCGACGTCGTGTACAACGCGCACACGTCGCGCAACACCTCCCCGATGTGGGTTGGTGAAGATTCCGCGTTCGCGGGCGCCGGCGCGCAGCAGTCGGTCAAAGTGCACATCGGCCAGCGGAAGCTCATGGCCCGCGTGCGCCTCACCTCGGAAGCCCTGCACGATTCGATGAAGTCGGAAGGCGCGTGGAAATCCGCCCGCAAGGACGAGATGACGCGGCTGATCGACGACATCTCGCGCATGGAAGAGTACGCGCTCACGTCCGACGGCCGCGGCGTGCTCTCGCTCATCAATCAGGCGACGCCGTCCAACTCCGCCACGATGGGCGTCGACGCGCCGGGCAACCTGACGGGCGCGGATTTCGGCAACCGCTTCTACCTCCCCGGCATGTTCGTCGGCGCGGTGAACCCGGCGACGGGCGAAATGCGCGCGGGCGTCCAGAAGGTCGTCTCGGCCTCGAGCGACGGCACCTCGATCACGATGGACGCGGCGCCGAACGCGGCCTGGGTCAATCGCGATTACATGGTGCAGGTCGCGAATGCCTCAGCCACCGACGTGCTCGATTCGAGCTACGAGCACGCGGCGTGGGGCATCATGGCGCTCGTCGATGACGGCACGTTCCGCAACAACTATTTCAACGTGCCCCGCGACAAGTACCCCGCCTACAAGGCGTACGTGAAGGCGTCGACGGGCGCCATCTCGGAAGACCTGCTCCAGACCGTCGCGGACGTGCAGGAGCAGATCCTCGGGGGGACCACGGACCTGATGTCCGCGCATCACTCGGTGCGCCGGCTCGTCATCAAGTTCACGCAGCCCGATCGCCGCTACAACGGGAACGACCTAAACAAGCCCGATCCGGGCACGACGGCGTTCACGCACGGCGACATCCCCTTCGGCGGCGTGCCGATCAAAGCCCTGCGGACGCACCCGCTCGCGCGGCTGATCGGCTACGACACCAAGGGCATGGGCGCGGTGCGCTACCAGAGCGATCCGGGCGGCTGGGTCGACGAGGACAATCGCGTGCTCGTCCGCGTCGGCACTGGCGACACGGCGCGCGATGCGTTCGAAGCGTGGTACCGGAAGCGCTACCAGAACCACCTGCGCTACCCGGGCACCTGCTGGCGGCTCGACGGCATCACGGGTCAGTCGCTCATCGTCGTCCGCGAAGCCGGCTCGTAACCGACGGGCCCGGCTGGGTCGGGACTTTCGGCTGGGGAGTCGCAGGTTTCCCTGGCCGGGCCATGACAGCGGGAAGGTCTTCGGGCCTTCCCGCGTTTTCAGAATGGGGTTGTATGGCGCGGATCGTCTTAGTGCACCTCGTGAATCGGACCACCGACCCGCTCGACGTCATGTTCGACGGCGTCCCCGAAATCATTCCGCCCGGCTACCGTCGCGTGGAGCATTCGCGTCCGGACAAGAAAGACCCGGACAAGCCGATGCTCGACGCGAAGGGCAAGCCGATGGTGGAAGTTGAGTTCGTCGCGCTCCGGGCGAACGGGATCGAGGACATGCCGGAAGGCCGTGACCCGGAGGGCGTCGCCTGCGAGTACGCGGCGGCCGAAGCCTACATCCGGCAACATCCGATCATGGGCACGATGGACCCGAATTCGACGGACGCGAAGGCGACGAGTTATCTACTGGGCGTCGTCGAGTGGGGCGACAACATCGCGCACGCCGAACAATCGGACTCGTGGGAGCTGCTCGATCGCTCGCTCCTGCCGGCGGATCGGCAGCACGTGGAGTTGTCGAATATCCCCGGCGCGCGGCGGAAGCCGAACAGCAAATCGGTCAACGCGGCGCGCGTCGAAGCGAATCGCCGGCGCGACATGCACATGGCGCTCTCGCGGCGCGAGGTTGGGAGCGGCGTGTTCGACCCGGCGGGGATGGGGATTCGTGGCTATCGGCAACCCGGCGAAAAATGAGGAATTACGTCGAGACGTCGAATCCGTTCAAGCTCGCGCAGCCACCGACGTGGTTTCTGACGCGGCTGTACGCCTACGACGCGCTCCTCGTGATCTTCCCGTCGACGCACGAAGGGCTCTACCGCATCGGGCGCCGCGGACGGAACGGCTACGGCCTGCTGCACGCGCTCGCGAACAAGCCCGATAGCGGGATCTACGTGCGCCATCACCTCTGGCCGTGGAAATCGATTCTGCCAGCGGCGGTCGGCCTCGACTGGAATCGCGTGCTGCTCGAGCTCCCCAGCTACGACACGCAGCGGTTCGACGATGCCGGCGCGGCACTCGACGCGCTCGAAGAGCGGCAGGAGTTGAGCGACAAGCGCACGCTCGCGAACACCCTTGATGCGATGGGCAGCGAGTCGTACAAGGCGATGAAACTAATCACCGGCCAGCGCGTCGGTGCGGGGGTGCGGCCCGAAGGGGCCGGCTTCCGGAAACTCCCAGGACGTCGCAAACCGAGGACGACGCGATCGTCTTCGTACCGACCGCTCGGCGCAGGGCCCGGTGGCATGTTCGTCGGTCGTGAGTAACCCCTGCTAGAAACGCGGGCCCGGCAGTAAGCCCCCCCGCGTAAGGAGTCCATCATGCACTTCGTCGTTCACGCACTGATCGCCGCGCTCGTCGTCCTCACCAGCATGGTACTGACGTTGACCGACGCCAATACCGCGCGTCGCAAGGCGCGCGGGGAAGGCCGCTCGGCGGGCGCGCAGGAAGCGCTGCGCGCGCTCTTCGCGCACATCGACACCCTCGGCAACCCGGACCTCCAGTTCGTCGCGTTCTCGGGCCTCGACACGGCCGATTTCGTCATCGCCAACGTCGCGTGCGCGTTGCTCGGGCTGTACTTCAAAAAGCCCTCGGCGTCGACGGTGGACGCGTGGCTGAAGGGCTCGGATAACGCGACGACCGCGGCCGCGGCGCCGGACATCGCCTTCAAGTTGAAGGGCCAGGGCGTCTCGTCGCAGTCGCTCGGCAATCGCGAGTACTGCGCGCTGTTCGGTGACGGCCTGCCGTTCGGCACGGGTCTGACGCTCGGCTCGCACACCACCAACAACGGCAACACGAAATCCGCGGTCGCGGACGCGCCGACGGGCTTCGCGATCATCGCCGCCGCGATCTAAGGGTATCCGCGCGGACTGGCGCGCGCGCAGACTCAGTCGCTCGCACAGTCGTTCGGGGCCAGTCACCCGGGCGGCAGGGCGGGCGGGAGAGTGCTCATGCAGGTTATCGCGATTCTGTTCTGTGTCGTTTCGGGCGTCGTCTCGAGCATGGCGATCCGCGCGTTGTGGTTCAACGCCGTGGCGTCGCTCCGAAACGCGACCGGCTCCGAAGTCGATTGCGTCGTGGATTCCGCCGACAACCGCTTCAAGTATCTCGGTGCCGACGGGATCGTCCACAACATCGTGACGGACGACCTCGGCGCCGGCGCGCCCATCTCGCTCACGGCCGCGTCGCTCACGCTCGTGCCGGGAACCCATGCCGGGAAAACCCTCGTCGTCAACATCGCCTCCGGTTCGACAATCACGCTGCCCGCGGCGACCGGCTCAGGTGCGCGGTACTACATCTTCGTCGGCACCACGCTGACGAGCGGCTCCCTGGTGGTGAAGGTCGCGAATGCCAACGACTTCATGCGCGGGGAAGCCTACACGTTCTCCGGCGCCACGGCCTCGACCTTCGGCACGGCGAACACGGGCACCGTCTCCACCGAGTCCGACACGATCACGTTCAACCGCGGCACCACGGGGCTGGGCACGATCGGTGACTTCATCGAACTGATCGACCTGGCGGCCAACGTCTGGTCGCTTGAAGCCGACTACGCCTCGAGCGGCACGGCGGCGACGCCCTTCACGGCGGCGGTGTAAGCGTGCTCGCGACCATTCGCGATCGGCTTCGGCAACTTTTCACCGACGTCTCCATCGAAGGCGTCGTCGCGGCGGCGGATACGGTGTCGACGCCGGCCCCGGTGATTCCGGGCAAGGCGAAGTACACGATCTTCGTCCAGAAAATCGTCATCGATCTGACCGTGTCGACCGCGGCGACGGTGAAATTTCAGGACAGCAACGGCACGCCGAAAGTGATCTATCCGGCGACGTCGCCCGCGATTGCGACGACGCCGACGATCCTCGACTTCGGCGATGACGGCATCGGGCTCACCGAGGGGAAGGATCTCCAGATGATCCTCTCCGCGGCGGGGCTGGCCTTCAACTGGAAGGTCTACGCCTACCTGAAGCCGACGAGCACGCGCGCGATCACGGACATCTAACCGTGTCGACGTGTCAGAGCATCATCGATAACGCCCGCGTCCACCTGAACGATCCGAACAAGACGTTCTGGTCGGACGCGGAACTCCTCGTGCACCTCAACGCGGGCGCGAAGGATTGCTGGCGGCACGTCCAAAATCTCCTCCAGGACTACTTCTTCCAGATCATCGAAGACGGCACGGTCACCCAGGACGTGAACGCGACCACCTTGACGATCGCCACCTCGCCCACGCCGAAGATTTACAAAATTCAGGGCATCGAGCCGGTCACCCAGGCGAACTATCCCGCGCTGAATTATTTTCCGCGGAAGTACATGCACCCCGACATGGTGCGCGCGCGGACCGCGGACGCGGTCGACCCGGGCTCGTGCGGGCCGGCGTACTACGCCATCGCCGGCCGCGGGAACGACGCGCTGCCGACCATCTACGTCGCCCCGAAATTCACCGCGCAGGTGCCAATTCGCCTCGTGTTCACGCCCGGCATCGGCACGCTCCTCATCGGCGACGCGAACCCGATTCCGGGCGAGTCAGACCAAGCGCTCGAGAACTTCATCGTCGCCTACGCGAAGCCGAAGGAAACCGACGAAGACGGCGCCGGCCAGAATCCCGGTACGCCGGACGCCGGCTGGCTCGCGATGTACAAAGCCGAACGCGACAGCATGTGCGTGAGTCTCGACCCGCGGCAGGAGGACCAACCCGACGTCGCCGAGGGCGTCCACGAGAATTTCATCGAGTAGCGCATGGGCGGCCGCCACACTGTCGACCTGCTCGGCGCGAAGGGCGTCAACGTCGTCAAGACGCCCCTCGAGATGGACGACTCGGAGCTGACCTCCGGGCAGAACGCGCAGTTCTATCGCGAGCAAGGCGTCGCCGGCTTGCGCGACCGCTCCGGGCTCCCCACGCATTCCCTCTCATCGATGGGCGCCTCCGCCAACGGCGGCATCGGGCTCCCCCTCCCCGCGCCCGGCGCGGCCGGCGGCTCGCCGCTCTACGTGGCGCGCACCGCCTCGCCCGGCTACACCATCAGCGGTTCGTTCGCCTTCGCGTCGAAGCCGACGCCCAGCACCGGTGCGAATGACGTCCGCGCGTTCGTCTACGCGCCGGGCCTGCGACGGTGGGTCGCGGTCGGGGATGGCGGGCTCGTGCTCACGTCTGACGACGGTGGCCTGACGTGGACGACGCGTGTCGCGGCAGAAGCGAACGGCTGGCGCGATGTGGCGTGGAACGGGCAGACCTTCGTCGCCGTCGCCGGCGGCGGCACGCACCGGGTGATGCTCTCCTACGACGGCGTGGTGTGGTTCGCGCAGACCGCCGCCGAAGCTAACGGCTGGCAGGGCGTCTGCTGGTCCGATGCGCTGAACCTCTGGTGCGCCGTCGCCAATAGCGGCGTGCACCGGGTGATGACGTCACCGGACGGGATTAGCTGGAGCGCACAGACGGCGGCGGCCGCGAAGCAGTGGCTCGGCGTCGCGTGGTCCCCGGAACTCAGCCTCTTCGCCGCGGTATCGCTCGATGCGACCACCTGCATTCAGACCTCGCCGGACGGGGTGACCTGGACGTCCCGGACCACCGGAACCAACGTTCACTCCGGCGGCCCCTCGAGCGGGAACTCGACCATCGTCTGGTCCTCCGAGATTCGGCTGTTCGCGTTTCCGTCGTTCAACGGCACGACGTGGTTCGCGACGACATCCACCGACGGCGTGACGTGGACCGACCAAACGCTCGCGAATCAGGTGGGGAACTCCGGCATCGTCGCCGTGGCCGGTCTGCTCGTCATCATGCAAGAACTCGGCGGGGGCGGCGCGACCAACCCGTACATGTTCTCGTCGAACGGCTCGAGCTGGACGCAGGGCGATACCGGCGTGTCGAAGACGTGGCTCTGCGCCGGCGGCGCGGTCGAAGGCGCCACCGCGATGATCGTGGCGTGGGACAACAACCTGTCGTTCTCGATCCTGCGCGGCGCGGCCGCCGTCACGAATCCCGGGAAGCAGTGGATCAAATCCGCGGACTTCGGCGTGAGCTGGAATCCCGACTCCACGCTGTCGCGGCCGCTCGATGCGACGCCTCGATCGCTGCGCACCGCCGGCGGCGTGACGATCTATCTCGGCGCGACGCCCGGCCTGATTCTCGGGTGGGACGGTGCGCGCGAGTACGTCATCACGCGGCTGCCGTCGCCCTCCACGGTACAGCTGCGACGCGCGGCGCTCCTGTGCGCGAACGGGCAGACGATCTACGCGGTCGGCGATGACGGCACCACACAACGCGCCTACGCGGTCAACGTCGTCACCGGCGCGACCACCGCGATCGGCGCGGCGCTCACGCTCACGAGCGATGACCTCGTGGCCGGCGCCTTCTACATGGGGCGGCTGTGGGTCAGCTCGCGCAACAAGCCGCTCGACATCACGAAGGTGTCGCACATCTACAGCCTGCGACCGCTCGCGGAGACGACCTGGACGACGGAGCGCTCGAGCGTGATTAGTGTCGGATCGAATCGCTTCCAGTACGGCGACCTGGGCACGTACAACGGCGTGCTCTACGTCGCGGCGAACACGCAGGGCGGCGCGGCCGCCATCCTCGAGGCGCGCACGCCCGGCGGGGTGTGGAGCACGGCGCTGACGGGACCCGACAGCGCGGCCGGCGACGTGTCGCAGTTCGGGCTCGTGCGCGGGCTCCCAGGTGTGGGCCTTTTCGTGGCGTACTACGACCTCCAGTCCGGCGCCGACCATACGGGCCGGTTCTATCTCGCCGGCGACGGGGTCACCTTCACGAACGAGCTCGACTACCTCGCCAACGGCGGCGTCGGTGTCTTCCTCGGCTCGTGGATGGCGGCGAATTTCCAGTTCGTCACCGTGCAGAAGCGCATTTTCCAACGCACCGCGCAGGGCGTGTGGTCCGTCATCGATAGCGACGCGCTGATCGTCCACGGCCTGATTTTGGGGACCTGATGGCTTCCACCAACCTGATGATCGTGGCGACGGACTTCGGGCTGTTCGTCCTCACGCCGGCGGGCGTCGTCGGACAGATTTCGTTTCTCAACGCGCCGGACGTGCAGTTTCTCGCCGGCGTGCGGCCGCGGTTCGCCTGCCTGAATCGCTTCACCGTCATGGTGAATAACGTCAGTCAGCCGGTGTGGGTCGACACCGACGCGGTCCCGCACTATCTCTCGCTCGTGCCGCCCGCCATCGCCCCGATCGTCGGCATCGGTGCCGGCTCCGGGCTCACGGGCGCCTACAAAGCGCGCGTGCAGTTCCTCGTGAAAGACGCGAACGGGAACGTCGTCGGCCAGTCACCGCTCGGGCCTGAGTCCGCGGCGCAGTCGCTTTCGAACCAGTCGCTCGGCCTCTCGGCAATTCCGCTCTCGCCGCAGACCGGCATCAACGCGCGGCGCGTGTATCGGACGCTGACGAACGGCTCGATTTATTTTCAGGAACTCGACATCGACAACAACACCACGGCCGCGATTGATCTGTCGACGCCGGACGCGGCGATTTCGCAGTTCGCGTCGCCGCTCTCGACGGACCTCGGGACCGCGCCGAATCGGTTGACGAACGTCTGCGTCTGGAAAGGCCGGCTGTGGGGTGTCAGCGCGAGCGACCCGGACACGCTCGTCGGGACGGCGCCGAATGATGCGTGCGCGTGGCCGCTCTCGTTTCCGCTCGGCCCGCGCATGGACGTGCAGGGCATCTACGGCTTCCTGCCACGGCGCGACGAGTTGGCCGTGCTGAAGCGCGGGCTCATTTGGAAGATGACCGGCGACGCGGCCGCGAACTTCAAGCCGATCCTGCTCGTCGATGGCATCGGCAGCGGGGCGCCCGATAGCTGCCAAGTGATTCAGGACACCGGCTATTTCCTAGGTGGCCCGAAAAACAATGTGACCGGCGTCTTCACCTGGAGCGCGCAGGGCGTCGCGTCGATCAGCGACGACACCGTGCAGGCGTGGTTCACCTCCGACACGTACTTCAACCGCGCGATGTTCCCGAATGCGGTCGGCGGCTACGATCCGATCGCGCAGGCGTACGTCCTCTTCCTCGCCGCACCTGGATCGACGGTGCTCGATCGGTGGATCGCGTTCGACCTGAACATGAAACACTGGATGGGGCCGCACAAGACCGGCGCGTTCACGCCGGCCGGCGCCTTCGTCGGCTGGGACAGCGGCGGTCACGCCGTGCTGATGGTCTGCGGCGCCGACGGCAACGTCTATCGATCGGACCCCGCGGCGCACGCGGACGGCGCGAGTACCGCGATCGATTTCGACATCTTCAGCAAGCCCTTCTGCGGCACGCCGCCCCGGCCCGACCGGATGCACGTCTGGATGCGGCCGACGATCAAAAATAGAATTCAGGCGGGCGGCGCCTTCACGGTCACGCCGTATCCGGGCTCCCTCGCTGCGGTCGCCGGCAACGCGCAGACCGTGAGCATGCTGACCGATCACAAGGTCCTCGACCGGCTCGGCATCGGCGCGTTCTGCAAGCTCGAGATTCGCCACAACGTCGCGAACGAGCCCGTGGAACTCTACGGCCTCGACCTGCCCTACGCGACCAAAGGTCGGCGGTGAGCGATTCCGCGTACTACCGCTCGAACGCGCTCGAGTGGCCGCTGACACCGGAACAGCTCGCCGGCATCAATGGCGAGCTCGACGCCATCTATCGCGCGCTGAACGCGACCCAGCTCCAGGTTGGGACGTTCACCGGCATTCTCCCGCCGGCCAACGGCGGCACGGGCACGGGGACGATCTTCACGCAGGGGAGCGTGGTGTTCGCCGGCGCGAGCGGGATCTACGCGCAGGACAACGCGAATTTCTTTTGGGACGCGACGAACCACCGGCTCGGCCTCGGCATCACCGCGCCGATCACGCGTCTGCACTCGTCAGCCGACGGCGTGGTCCCGAACGCGGCCCTCATCACGGCCACCACGCAGTTTGCGCTCACGAGTAATAACGCGTGCGGGTTTCAGTTGATTGCGCCCGCCGGGAACACGCAATTCGGCGCGACATCCTGTCGAGGCACCCTCACGAGCCCGACCGCCCTCGCCTTGGGCGACGTGATCCTCGATATCGTCGCGGTCGGCTACGACGGCTCGGCGCGATTCACCGCCGCGGATATTCGGGTCGAGGTCGACGGCGCCGTCTCGTCCACCGTCATGCCTGGGCGGATGCGGTTCTTCACGACATCGCTCGGCGGCGTCCAAACCGAAGTGATCCGAATCAGCGGGGGCAACGTCGGCATCGGCGCGTTCAGCCCGCCGTTCGCAAAGCTCGAGGTCCTCGGCGCGTCACAAACGCCGTCCGATTTGTCGTCGCACTTTTCCCTCTCGACCGGCACCGGCGCGTACGTCGGCAGCAACAAATTGCTCTTCGGCGTGCACGACAGCGACTATAGCTGGATACAGGCGGTGAAGGCGGGCACGTCGTACCTAAACCTCGCGCTCAACCCCAGCGCGGGCTTTGTCGGCATCGGGACGACTGGGCCGCTGGTGCCGTTCCACGTCTCGACCGTGGACAGCGGCGTGGGCGATCAGACCCTCATCGCGATTTTTGAGCGGACGGGCGCCGCGCCGGTCGGCACCGCGCGCGAGATTGGGCTCGCCTTCAGAGATGCGAACAACGGGACTCTGGTCGGCGGCGTCACGGGAATTCGCGAAAATTCCGCCGCGACGTATCTCGGCGGCGTCGGCATCTACGTCCACAACACGAGCGCCACCCCGGGGGCGGTCTTCTCGGACTTGCTCCGGGCGGTCACGATCTCGTCGCAGGGGACGACCACCATCACGATTCCGCGCACGAGCGGCACCAGCGTGGACGGGCTTTTTATCAGCGACACCGTCACCGGCGTACAGACGCCAGGCTTCGGCACCTCGATCGTCTTCTCGTCCGACTCGAATTCCGCTGTCTCGAAAATCTTCGGCGAGGCCGGCGCGTCTGGCACCAACAACGAATCACAGCTCTCGTTCTACACACAGAATGTCGCCGGCGCGCTGAAGCAGCAGATCATGATCACGTCGGTCGGCTACCTTATAGCAGTGGGATACGCGCGCGGGACGGCGGTCGCCGGCTCGCAGGTGAACATCGGACGCAACAGTTCTGGCTCCGGCGCTCCAGGCTGCGTCGGCCTCGTGGACAGGTCCACGATCGCGCAGTGGTCGATCTTTCCGGATACGTCCGGCGTCATCCGCGTGAACTCGTCGGCGCCCGCGGAAAACGGCGGCGCGTGCGATCTCGTCGGGACGATCATCGGGTTCCAGACGGAGGCGAATGGTGCGGCGCTCGTCTACGATGCCGCCACCAATAACGCAAACGTCAATCCCGGCACCGGTAACGTGGTCCGGCTCACCTCGTCGTCGGGCGTCGCGGCGGCCATTCTCACTGGGTTCTCGGGCGGCGTTGCCGGCCGCGTGCTGATTATCAATAACCAAGGCCCCAACGGGGTGGTCTTCCGCACCGAAGACGCCAGTTCCACGGCGGCGAATCGTTTCTCCGCGCCCGGCGCCGCCGCCACGTACACGCTCGGGACCGCCTGTGCGGTGATGATCTACTACGACGGAACCCTCGCGCGGTGGGTGCGCGTGGACCTCTAGACTTGACAGGCCATAGGCCCGTCGGCTATAACGCGTCCTAGCTATGAGAAAACTCCTGCTGCCGTTACTGCTCTTTGCGTGCACGCTGACCGCGCGCGCGCAGTCGACCGTCATCTTCTCGCCCACGCATCCGGGCCAGCCGACCGCGCAATGCGATTTTCAGCGCGTCGACTCGCCGATCATGTTCCTGTGCATCGATTGGGTCGATCCCGCCTCGGGCACGATTGCCGGGTGGTGGTACGACCGGCGCACCGGCCACGCGCCGACGGGCCCGTTCCTGCTCGGGCCGCACGGGCCGATCGCGCCGGGACAGACGCTCGTCATTCCGCGCCCGGACGTCGCCGCGTTCGCCGGGACGCCCGACGCGAATCTCGGCTTCGGCATCATCGCCGGCCCGATGACCGCCGGGTACTACGCGTTGACCGTGAGCGATCTGCCGTGGTCCTGGGACTGCGGGTACGATGTCTACAACGGCTTTTTCTGCGGGTGGGTCGCGCCGCAGGTGGTGTTTCGGATTCAGTGAGTGGGCTGGCAGGCCCGACGAAGGAGACGCATGGTCCGCGTGCTACGGCTCGCCGCTGGCGAGCAAGACAAGTTCGATCTGCTCTACAGCGCCTTTCTCTCTGGTGGCAACGTCGCGCATCCGAGCGGGAGCCGTACGCGCGAGGAACGCGCCGCCGAAGGCACGATCCTGAAACGGTTGAAGGGGATCTCGGCGGAAGGTCGCAATCAAAACACCGCGCAGCAGACGGGCCTGCGTGACCTCGACGCGCGTGGCGGGACGATTGTGCTCGAGCAGCCGCTCTACGAGCGACTGGTCGACTACGTCATCAAGGCACCGTTCTCGACGAGTGTGAGCGATCGACACGCGGATCTCACCGACTGGTTGAAAGCCGCGCCGGAGCAAGACGCCGAACCCGCGTAGTTCGTGTTACACTCCGCGCTGCACTCCCCAGCAGCTAGGAGCAGTTCGACCGGATGGCCGGATTCTCGATGTCTCCCGCCGCCGCGACGTACGGCAGCCCGTCGGCCGCGCTCGCGGGCCGTGCCGGTTTGCCCAGCGCGTCGACACAGTACGGCGTCGATCCGTGGGCCGTCAGCCGGCAGGTGAACCCCGGCGCCCCAACGCTCCCGCCGATTCTCACTCCGCAACAGCAAGCGCAGTACGGCCGCACGTCGCAGCCGATCCAGGAAGCGGTTCCCGTCTCGGGGCCGTCCTTTCACCAAGATCCGAATACCGGCAACGTCTCGAGCTGGGACCCGACACGCGGCGTGTGGATGCCGTCGTCGACCGGCGAAGAAGGGTTTCAGCAGAAGTTCGCAAATCAGAAACAGCTTGACGATCTCGCGATGGACGAGTTCGGCAACTTCTCGGCGAAGTACGGCGCCGGCGCTCCAGGCGCGCCCGCCCACGTCGGGAGCACGCCGGACACCGACAGTTCCGCGGCGGAAGCGCAGGCGTTCGCGCGCGAGAAGGACCGGCTCGGACAGGTCGGCCGCGGCGCGCTCGACTCGCTGAACGAATCCCTCGCCGGCCAGAATCTCACCGGGTCCTCGACCGCGGCGAATCGCATCGGCGATCTCACGCAGGGCACCGAGGAGAGTCTCGGCAACGTGGTGCGCGACCAAGCGCAGGCGTCACTCGATCGCGCGCGGCAAGTGGCTGATCGGAACTACGGCGGGAACATCACGCAGCGCTCGCAGGATATGAACTACGCGATCCAGCGCGCGAATCAGTTGCAATCGCTGTTCGCCCTCTTCCGACGCGCTGGCACCGCGTACTGATGGCGTCGATTCAGGACATCGTCGCGCAGTACGGATCGAATCCGGCGGAGCTGAGTTATCAACTGAAACTCCGCGCGGCGAACGCGTCAGCGGATCGCAACGAAGCGCAGTCGGGGACGAAGTACCTCGGCGGCAACACGCGCCAGTCAGTGATCCAGAACGCCGTCGGCCTCGACCCGGCCTCCTTTGGCGGAGGCAGTGCTCCGACGCCGGCGCCGACGAGTCCGACGCCGCCCCCCTCGCAACCGACGGCGCCCGCGTCGACCGATCCCGCAGCCACGCCCTCGACACCCACGACTCCCCAGGCGCCCCCGCCGGCGGACACGGCCGGATCGGCCGCCCCGGTGATGTCGTCGCCGACCGCGGCGCTCTCGGCGCGCGCGCAGCCGTTCAATCCGGCCGCGATGAACACGCCGACGTCGCTCACGTCGTTGTTCCGCCGGGCCGGAGGCACCCCGTACTAGTGGACGATTCCCACCGCCGCCCAGGCTTCACGATTCCCGGGTACGCGGCCGCGGCCGCGAAGAAGAACCACGCGCTCGGCACGGCGTACCGCTTCACCGCGGAAGCCGGCCGGCGCGCCGGCAAGCGCAGCGCCCAACTCCGGAAGATTGCCGCAGAGGCCGCAGAGGAGAAACGTGCCGCCGAGTGACGCGCTCCTCTCGCGGTACGCGTCGTACGGGCCGACGACGTCCGCGCGCGACATCAATCTCGCGAACGCGGTGACGTTCCGCAATCGCCAACAGGAAGCGCGCATCGCGAATCCGGGGATGCCGGAGGTGATGGTCGATCCCGGGTGGGACGCGTTCCACGGCGGCCTCGAGCACAACGCGCAGGACGCCGCGGACCAGGGCAAGGGGTTCGGCGTCAATTACGGTGGTCTGCAAGGGGGCGGGATGGGCACGACAGCGACAGCGGCACTCCTGAAGCGCGCGGCGCCACCGGACGAGGGCGACATCAACGACAAGCTCGCCAGCGACGCGTTCGAGAACGGGCAGCGACAACTCGCGACCGAACGCGGGATGCAGAGCAACATGGATATGCTCGACGCCATCCACCGCAACAACGCGACCGATCCCGACCTCGACGAAGCGAACGCGATCAAGGCGCGCGAGAAGCTCGCGCTCGACACCCAGGCCGCCAACAGCCGCGCGATCGACACCTTCGGCCAGACCGAAGGGCTCCGGAACGCGCAGGAGCGCGAGGCGGTGCAGCACGCTTCGGCGATGTATCCGTTCCAACCCGGCGTCATCAAAGCGAACGAGGACTTCGCAAAAACCGGGCTCCAGAATGAGGGGAAGCGGGACGTCGCCGGCATCAACGCCGCCGGACGCGAAACCTCCTCCGCGACGTCGGCATTTGGCCGCGTGTCCGCGGCGCCGACGTTCACGCCCGAAGACACCACGCGCGTGAACAACGCGATCGATGCGCTCCGCACGCGCGCCGGGCTCGGCCAAGGCAATGGGGTGAATCCGGTCCCGGGGCCGAAGGACCCGAATAAAATTTTCCCGGCCGCGCGTCTCGGCGAATTCGCGCAGCAGTACGGCTTCCAGAGCCCCGACGCCGCGCGCGCGTACATTGAGGGCGTGCAGGGCTACACGATTCGGTGACCGATGCCCGATCCGATCGCCGCGTTCCTGACACGTCCGGCGCCCGCTGCGCCACCCGCCGCCTCCGACGATGAGGCCGGCGCCGGCGACGCCCTCGCCTCGCTCGACCGCGACCTCAACGATCCGGTCTACAAATTTCTGACGAAGACGACCGCGGAACAGCGGCATCCGATCATCGCTGGCATCGGCCGTTTCGGCTCCGGCGTCGCCACGATTCCGCGCACGTTAATCCAGGAAGGCATCAACGCCGGGACCGAAGCGGCGCCGATGGTGCGCGCGGGGAACTACCCGGCGGCATTCGAGCGGATCGCGCGGCCGATCACGCGCCCGATGGACGCGCTCGAGCAATTCATCGGCGGGGCGCCGCCGGGACACCTGCCCGAAGCGGAACTGGGCACCCGCTCGCCCGAAGAAGCGGCCGCGGACATCGCCGGCATCCCGTACCACGACATCAAGGAAACGGCGAAGCGGGACCCGCTCGAGGCGGCCGGGCAGGTGACGGGGCTCGCAGCCTCGCTGTTCCTGCCACACGCGCTCGAGCGACTGACCGCGCCCGGCGAGCACATCCCGGTGCGGCTGGGGCACGTCGTCCCGGAGGACCCACTCGAGAGCTTGTTGCGCGACGAACGCGCGTTGCCGCCCGGCCGCGATCTGCCGGACATCGATGTTTACCCGAATGAGCTGCCGCCGGGACCTGACCAGCGTTTGCTACCGGCCCACGAGCCCGACCGGCTCGAGGGGATGACCACCCCGACGAACGAGCTGCCACCTCTCGGTGGTACGGGCGGCCGCGAGCTGCCCCCGGCAGGCGGAGGTGGCGGCCCGTTCGCCCCTCCGCCACCGCCGAAATCCATTCAGGCCATCGCGCCGCGCGTGAACGAAGCCTCGCGGTACAGGCCTGTACAGCCGCCCGACCTCGACGCGTTCCTCGGCCTCGACCGGGCCGCGCCGCCGGCGGCCGCGACCGAACCGCCAACTGGAACGGCGACCACGACCACGGTCACGCCGCCGGCGCCGCCACCGGGCCCGAAAGGCAAAGCCGCGCCATCGCCGGGCGACGAGATCGCGCAGGCGCTCGGCTACCGCGACGAGAAGATGATGCGGACCAATCCGCGGGCGAACGAGCTGCTCGACCGGCTCCTCGCCGGCGAGACGGCGCCCGCCGCCGGCTCCGACGCCGACATGGCCGCCCAGCGCGCCAAGATCGCGGAACAGGACCGTCAGCGCGCCGAAACCCGTGCCGCACAGGAGGCCGCGCGCCAGCGGCCCACACTCCCGGCACCGGAGGCACCGCCGCCCGCGGCCGCGTCGCCCGAAGCCCCGTCCACGCCGGGCACTGACGCGGAAGGCGACGCGATGTGGGGCGGGGTGCTCGAGGACGCGCGCAAGCAGGGCTTCACCGGCAGCGAGGACGAGCTGCGCGCCACCTTCAACGACCGGCTGCGCTCGGCGCGCGAACTCCAAGCGGACATGGCGCATATCGCCCGGACGCAGGACCCGGCGAGCGCACGGCTGTTCGAGGAAATCGCGAAGCGGGGCGGCATCCGCCTCGACCCGAACGATCCGTTTCACGGGGAAATCGAAAGCCTGTGGGAAGGCACCGAAAGCGGACAGGCGAACCAGACGACTAAGGGGGGCCGCGCGTTCACGCGCCGGCTCCCTGCCGCTGATCTCGCCGGCGTCCGCAACGTGCTCCGGCAGGGCTCCGGGCTCCGACTCGACGCGATGGCCGAGCACCTCGGTCAAGATCCGCAGTGGCGGGAACAGCTCGCCGGCCGCGACCCGAAAGCGCTGATCCAGCTGATCGAAGAGGGCGTCCAGCGGCACCGGGATGCCGGCGGCGAGCTCTCGACCGGCGAGGCCCTGCGCGCCGCGGGCGTCCGAGCTGGCGAACCGTGGTGGCAAGACGAGGGCGACGCCTCCTTCGAACCGCCGGCCGAAGCGAAGGACCCGGTCGAGGACCTACTCGACACGGGCGAGGCCCAGCCGCGCCTGCCGGGCGACGTGGGTGAGGTGCGCGAATCCGAACACGCCACCCCGCAGGAAGAGGCCCCCTTCGCGCTCGAGCGGCAGGCCGCCGACCGCGGCGAGGTGCAGCCGGGACTGGCCGAGACGCCGGCGCCAGAAGACCGGTTGGCTCAGCTCCCGGCCGTGCAGAGCCACTTCGGCGACACGGGTGTCCCCTTCCCGGTCGCCGAGCGCGGCGCGATGGACAAGGCGAACACCGAGGCGGACCTGTCGAAGCCGACGCTCCAGCGCGTCCCGCTCGACAAGCTCGTCGCGACCCAGGACGCGGTCGACAAGGCCGGCGTGCTGGCGAAACTCGACGAGGGCCCGTCGGAGCTCTCGCGCGTCCCGCCGGGCTCGGTTGGTCGCCACAACGCCGACACCGTGAACGTCGTCCAGGGCCGCGACGGGCAGATGTACCTTGCCGGCGGCACGCACCGCGCCGTGGCGGCGTGGGCCCGCGGCGACCAGGACATCCAGGCGGTCGTCTACCCGCCCAAAGAGGGCCTGAAGACCAACGTCAAGGACTTCCTCACCCGGCAACTCGGCTACTCGCCGGACGAGGTCGACGCGATGGGCGTCGACAAAGCGCTCGAAATTGGGAATCGCGTCCGGATGCACCCGGAAGGCGTGCAGGCTGGAATAGCCCAGGAACGCGTCCAGCGGCCCCAGGCGCCGTCCAACCCGACGCCACGGCCAAACCTCGGAGAGACGTCTCCGCGCGTCCCAGCGGACGAACTAGCGACGATGTTGGGGATTCAGGACCGTCGGACGGCGCTCGCGAAAACCCGGGTGCCGGCCGGTGAGGTCAACGTTCCACGTGAAACATCTGCGCCGGAGGGACTCAAGCGGGTGGACCGCGGGCCCCTCGAGCCGCCGCCGGCCAAGCGCGAGACGCCCGTCACGCAGTCCGAGGCCGCGCTCGCCAAGGCGAAGATGACCGAGGATGCCCGGAGCCGGGCGAAGCTGCTCGAGAACCCCACGCCAGCCAATTTGGACACGTACACCAAACTGCTGGGCGAAGCGGCCGACCGGCAGGCGGAGCGGGAATTCCGTGGCGGCACGTCGAAAGACGACACGCTCAAGAAAAACGCGCGCACCGGCGAGTACCTCGCGTCCGGGCTGGGCGGCCTCCAGAAGCTCTACGAGCAGAACCCGCGGCTGTTCTGGCACGTCATGGGGACGTCCGGCGCGGCGCTCGTCGGCGCCGTGCTCGACAAGGACCCGCTCGCCGGCGCGGTCAAAGGCGCCCTACTCGCGGAACTCGCCCGACGGGCACCGGCAGTGCTCAAGGGCCTTAAAGAGATGGCGACGGAGCCCGGCGCGAAGATCGGGACGCAAGCCATCCGGGCCGGTAAACCGGCGCTCCCCGAACTCAACACGCTCGAGAAGTTCTCGCAACCGTTCCACGCCTTGCCGGAACTCTGGAAGACAATCGAGCCGGATCTCCTCGAGGCCCGGCGCGCGCTCACCGATCCGCCGCCGCCCGGCGTGAAAGATGCCGCGCTCTGGCAGCGCGTCACCCGGAACATCTGGCAGAAAGAAGCCATCGCATCGGTTGACGACTACGCGAAGCAGGCGAAGGACGCCGGGCAGCCCAACACCGCGCGGTACGCGCAGCTCTACGCCGAACAGCTCCGTGGCCTGCCGACGATGGTCGAACGCGCCGCCTCCGACGTGACGTCCCTCAGTCCAAAGACCGTGCGGAAAACGCTCCGCGCGATCGAGACGGCGATCTACACGAAACTGTTCGCCGCGGCCGCCGACACCGCAGTACTCACGCGCGCCCAGGTGCTCGCCGCCTATCCGCAGATCGGCGCGAAGGGCGTGCTCAGCGGACTCAAAGAGGCCCGGACGCCGGCCGGCAAAGCGCTCGCGAACAGAGAACTCGCGATGACGCCGAAGCCGAACGCGCTCGAGCGGCGCATCTCGAATAGCACCCTGCGAGCCTTTGTCGGCGCCATCACGAATCCGATCGACCGCGCGCACCGCGCGAATCGGCAGGCGACGTTTCTCGGCGCGCTCAAGGTCGCGCGCGAGGCTGGGAGCGACCGCGAGACGGCCGCCGGCTGGGCCCGCGACGTCACGAATCAGGTGCACGGCGTCTACGGGGAGATTGGCGACAACCCCGTCATCCGGCAGCTCGGCCCGATGCGGATGCTGACGAAGTATCCAAGTGTGATGAGCCAGTACATGAGCGACGTCGCGCGACATCCCGATCCCGGCGTGCGCCGGCGCGGACTCGGCTTCGCGCTCGGCGTGACAGGGCTCGCCGCGGCAACGGGCATCGCGTTCACGAATTTGTTTTTCCCCCATCTCCAGGCGGCCGGCTCGGTATTCGTCGACACGGCGAAGGACGCGTACCAGCACGCGCGCGGGACCGCGGATCACTCGCTGCTCGAGGATGTCGACCCGCGGCGCGGGGGCACGATGCTCTCGGCCCGCTACCCCGCGAAGCTCGCGAAAGAGCTGGGCGATTTCCGCCAGCACGGCTTCGGTGAACATCCGCAGCAGACAGCCACCGGCGGCCCCAAGGCGCCGCATTTAGGGTGGGAAGGCTTCCTGTCGCTGCTCGGGCTGCACTCGACGCGCGGGACCAACGAACAGCAGGCGCTCGATGACGCGTACGGCTTTGTCGCCGACGCGCAGCGCCGCCGCGGGATTGCGACGCGGCTGTCACGTGAAGACTTGGCACGAGCGCTCGCGGGCGGCGATCCGGAGGCCGCCGCTTCTGCGACGCGGGGGCTCTCGCCGACGCAACTCCGTGACTTCTACCGGATGCGGGCGCGCGGGCGCTACGAACAATTGCTCCAGCGGGTCCCCAAGCCAGACCGCGCGGAGTTCGAGCGGCAGTTTCGTGACCGCTTGAGTGGGGCCCAATGACCAATGGCAGGCGTGAAACTCGAGCTCAGTCTGACGCTGGGCGACTTGATTGTCTCCGGCACGATGGTGGTCACGATCATCGGGGCGTACTACGCGATTAAAGGGACGTTGCAGGCGCTCCGCGACGGACAACGCGAAATTAACCGACGCCTCGAGGAGCACGGGGAGAAGATCGAGGAACTCGACAAGTGCACGGGCACCCACGCGGAATCGCTCGCGCGGCTCGATGAACACGTCTTCGGCCGGCGTCGATCAGATCGGGATAGACGATGACAATCACGCGACAAAGCGCCGTGCTCTGGTTCGCGGCCGCGGGGGCGCTCGTCGGCTACCTCGCCGCCGACGGGCGACCGCCGGTGCTGTGGTCGTACGGCGATTGGCTGAAATTCATTCTGTTCTGTTCGACCTGGGCGATCGGCAAATTGCAGAATTCTCCACTGGCCGGGAAGGCGGACGCCGACAGCGTGTCGCCACGCCCATGAAGCTGGACGACGTCACCCTCGGCAAGCTCTTGATGATGCTGCGCCGGCACGAAGGCGAACGGCTGACGCCGTACACCGACACCAGCGGGAAGATCACGATCGGCATCGGACGCAATCTGACCGACGTGGGGATCTCGCGGGTTGAGTCCGACGTGCTGTTTCAGACCGACGTGAATCGCGCCCTACTCGCGCTCCTAACGATCTATCCGGAGTGGTTTCTCACGCAGGTGCCGGTGCGACAGGCCGCGCTCGTCGATATGATGTTCAATCTCGGCCCGCGTGGCTTCGCGGAATTTCGGGGGATGATCGGCGCGTTCGAGCGGGGCGATCCAAGCCTCGCGGCGATCGAGATGGTGCGGTCAGTGTGGGCGAGGCAGGTGGGCGGCCGTGCACAGGAACTCGCCGCGATGGTGCGGACCGCCGCCTGGATCGCCGAGTAACGTCCTCGTCTACGGCGCCTCTGGAGGGGACGCAGGGGGTGAGGGAAGTCCTAGCCGTTTCAAGTCACAAGCGGTGAGCACATATGTGACGACATATCCCTCGCTGCGATCAACCACCATACGACGAGCCGACCACCAGCTCCACGCCGGGGCGGGCAGGCGAGGGCCGTACAAAAGCTGTTCAGCTACGCGCTGTTCGGCTTCTGTTGCGCGTCGTTCCCAGTGGATGGAGTGGCTCCGCGTCGTTTCTAGTTCTTTTGTTAATGCCGTAATCTGTTCAGCCGGGGCGGGCATGGACGCTGCATCTCGCTCCGCTTCGCATTCGGCTCGTTCCTTCGCGCGCTCGGCTTTCTCGGCTGGTGTCTCACACGTGCAAATGTGCCCGACGCCTCGATAGACTTCACAGTCCGAATCGATGTGCCCCTTGAATGGGGCGGGCAGGGACGGGCCGGAGCCGGAGAGGGCGGCGTCTAGTCGTTTCAATTCGTTCAGAGCGGCCGCCGCTTCCATGTCATACGTATACGTCAAGCCTTCGTGCCACCCACAAGACGCAGCAGATCCATGCGTGGTTTCCAACTCTGCGATGCGGTCCAGAATGAACGCCCTGAGCGGGGCCGCGCCTGCGGACGCGGGCACCGGGGGAGCGGGATCGGCCGAGAGTAAATACGACAATTCGTGGATGGCGCCTGCGAGAAGCGCGCGAATCTTCACGCGTTCGTCTGCGTCTGGTTCGGTCGGGACCAGATAGCCGTTCGGCTCAGTCCAGCCATCAAGATTCGCTTGATGCTGTGCGCGCCGTTCTTCTAAGAGGCGTAACGCTAGGCTGGTCTCGGCCTTCGGCGGGTGCGTCATCGGGGTCTCCTGCGGCTCACGGCTGTGGCGTAGCGAGAGATGTACCCCTCTAACGCTCGCTCGCAATCACCCGTATATTTCCAGAGGCGAGACTCTTTCGCGTACAACTCAGCATCCTCGCCACGCCCTGAGCCAGCACGATAGCCGTTCAGCCATTGTGCTTCCCCGCGTGCGATACAGCACCGATCAATGGCCGCGCGCAACGATTGACGCGGTGTCATCTTGTCTCGGCTCATCGTGTCGTCTCCTGCGGGGGATCGACCCAGTATCCAAGCCAGCGCCAGTTCCCATTCTTGTGATAGCCGTCATGGCCCCTTGGAAGCTCGCAGACTTTCTCACCCTTTTCAGGATCTGGTTTGCCAATCACCCCGCATGCCTCTTCCCTCCCGACCAAGGTGGCGAGGATCGCGGCCAGTTCATCAGCCCACTCATCTACTTTCCGCGCCCCAACAAACTCGCCAACGTTCAGTCGTGGCTGCCGTCGCCGCCGAGATCGCCCGTCACGCATTTTCGCTACGAGGGCGCGGAGCGCGTCACCGAGATCGGTCATCGGTCCTCCACTCATCGGCCAGTGAATTCCCGAACCGTGATTCCGTACTCCGCCTCGACGTGGCGCTTCTTCCAGACGTAGACGTCCTCGCGGTCGCCGCCGGCCGGCTTCACGTCTTCGACGACGGGTTCCCACGCGAACGGGCCGTTAGTCGCGAAGCGCGGATCGTCCGGGCCGATCGCGACCTTCTCGTCGTAGCAGTGATCGGCGATGTACCTGCCGATGCGGCGCTTCAGGCCATCGGGCCCGACAGCGTGCAGCCAGAACACGCATTCGTGCTGCCGGCGAAGTCCGCGCACCTGTCCCGCGCGCTGGAGAAAATTCAGCGCGACCCATCGCTTCGCCTCGGCCCCGCTCTGGAAGTACGTGCCTTCCGCGCCCAGCTTCTTCGCGAGCGCGTGGTCGAGAATCTCGAGCCGCGCGGTGACGATGTAGCGCTTGGCGCTCCGCCTCGAGCCGGCCGCCACCTGCGGACGGAACCTCACGAGAGGCCCTCGAAAAACCGCCGAAGGCTGTTGAAGTCCGCCGGGAGCGGCGCCGGAACGACGCTCGCGCTGTACCACTCGTAGATGCACTCGCGGCATTCAAGATCCATAAAGGCGAGTCGATAGAGGTGCGCGACCGGCGGGAACGTCGGGTGGACGATCTCGATCCGCGGCGACAACCATTCGAGCGGAACGGCCGCCTCGCAGATCCCGTTGCGACAGAGATATGCGGTACGAATCATCGCGGGGCTCGCTTGCGAAACTGAAACCGCCGCCAGAAGTCCGCGATCGGGACGCGCTCGCGCGAACCGGCCGGCCACTCGATGACGACCTTTGTGACCTGCGCCGCGGGAACGTCCATCGGCAGCACGTCGCACACGTGCACGAGCGTGCCCGTCGTCTTCTCGCGGAAGATGTCGGCCAGTTCCGGCGCAATCCGGACCTCGTGCGGGACGTCGCCGGCGCGCGTGAAATCCCCCACTTACCCAATGACCTCGACCTGCGCCTTCAGGAGCGCGACCGTGTTCTGGAACGCCTTCTCGAGCAACTCCGGCGAGAGGTTCAACGGATAGACGCTGCCAGTGCGCCCCATGCCGGCCATGACGCAGTCGGCGATGAAGTCCAGCACGTCGATCAGGTTCACGTCCTCGCGCACGCCGTCGGCCTGCTGGAGATGATGCCGGTTCAACTGCCGATGCCGATCCCACCAGTCGGTGACCGTGAACCCAGTCGTGAAGTCGTGATGGAACCCGTCGATGTCCGACAGCTTGTCGAAATCGTGGCGGCCGGCGGCGCAGACGATCTCCCCAGCGAAAAACGCGAGCGCTTGGTGGACGTCGGCGACGTGCTGGATTGAACTCGCGAGCAGCGTCGAACGATCCACCTTTGTGAAATCGCACGTCCGCGTATCCGCGGTCTGACTCTTCCTGATTCGGATCATCGTCTACTCTCCTCTGGTTTTCGCGTAGCGGCGCTTCCGCTGTGTCTTCTGCTGCCGCGCCGCGAGACAGAATTTGTTCGTGCACGGGGACGCGAACGCGTGCGTGTGGCCGGCCTTCGCGACAAGGTGCGACCCGCAATTCCCCTCGCAGACCTTCACTTCGGTGACCCACCCACTGTTATCGCAGTCCTCGCAGTGGTACTCCCCGATTTCTCCTGGCAGGAGCGGCTGTCCGTTCGGGCCGGCAATCTCGCGCAGCCGCTCGCGCCGGTCGAGGAGTTCGTCGACGGCCTGCCGCCACTCCGCCGGCTTGGGAAAAAACTTCGCCGTCGCCGCGAGTTCCACCGCGGCCTCCTCGAGTAACTCGATAGGGACGTCCTTCAGCGCGCGCCAGTACATCTCGATCATCGGCGTGTCGATGTGGTCCGCGCGGAGCGACGCGCCCAACGTGACCGTCGTCCTGGCGAACCGCTTCAGCGCGGCGATGTCGTGGGCGCTGCCGGTCATCCGCGCTCCCGATGTTTATCGACGAACGCTTCGGCGGCCGCCACCGTGCGCGCGGTGCGCTCGCTGACAACCGGCCGCGGGCTGACGTCGACGTCGTCTTCCCACCGATGCTGCTTCAGGTAGTTCACGAGCCGCGGCACGAACTGGCCGCCCTCCTTCGTCCACTCGACGGATTGCGCGCGCCCGCGGACGTTCGCGTCGATGGTCGCGAGCAACGCCGGCGTCGGCTTCAGCTTCTCGAAGTACTCGCGCGCCGCTTTTTTCTCGTTGCCGTTCAGCGGCGAGTACAGCGCCCACAACCGCGCGAACGCCTCCTCGAGCGCGGCGCCGCGCAGCGGAACCGTCGTCCGATCCGGCGGTACTAATTGCCCTTGTACGGGTTCTTGTACCTCCTGAGAAGACAGATCAAGAGCAAAAGATCCCGTACGTACAATAAGGGGCTGTAACAGGGGCTGTACCAGCCCCTTGGAAGGGGCTTCGGGGTCCGGTCCCGCGCGGCGCTCCACCGCGTGCGGCTCGGTCGCAAGGTGGAAGTCCTTCGCGTACCGATCAAACCACAGGCCAAGAAATGGGTTCGGCGGAAGTGAGCGGTACCACTTCTTCGCCGAGTGACAGCGATAGTCGGCCACGCGCAGCGGCAGGGCAAACTGGAAGCGCGCCATCTCGCGCACCCATACCCAGCCCGTGGCCTCATCCCACCAGCAGAACCCCACGGCCTGGAGCTGCTCGAGCGAGCGCCGGACGTCGGCTTCCCGCTCATGCAGTCTGAGCAACATCGCATCGACCTCGAGACGATAGAGTCCGTACGGGTTTCGATCCGGCCCCGTGAAGAGGTACACAAACACCAACTTCGTTAGAGCCGAACTTAGCCGAAGCTCCCGCGCAGTCGTTCCAGTCCAGAGCGTGTCGATGACGATCGTGGCGTTCATCGCCGGCGTTGCCCCGCTATGCGAGGACGTTGACACCGTCGGCCGCGTACCTCGCGACCGCGCGGACGGCCGCGCCGAAGAGGTAATCTTTCGCACGCTGCTCGAACGGAAGTTCGGCGTACGGCCGGAAACAGGGATGCGTTTTCGCGGCCGGGTCCTTCACTTCGCCGTACCTCCAGCCTTCCGCGGTCTTTTGCGCAAGCCAGCTCACGTGCGACTGTTCCGGCGTCGTCTCGGGATGCGCGAGAATCTGGCGCACGCCGGCAACAGCGCTCGCGCGTTGCCAGTCCGGCGCATCTTCCCAGGCCGGTTGTGAATGGTCCCCTAGGGCCGCACAATAGCCGCGGTTCACTTCGTGCGCGATGCGTGCAATCTCGAGGTCGTTCATGGTCCAAGTCCCTTCCTTCACCACTTGATGTCGCCCTCAGCCGGCGGTTCGACGAGCGGCTGGGCAGGCGGTTCCGCGGCCGTGGTGGGGCCGTGTGGAGCGCCGTGGAGTTCCTTGAGCCGATCCACGGGGGATGCGGCCGGTGGCTTCTGCGGGGCGTCTGGCGCGTCGATATAGGTCACGCCGGCCGGCGTCTCGAGCAACTGGTCGACCCCGCGGTCGGCCCGGTCGTCGAGGTCGAGCGCTCGCGCGAGCAGTTCGTTCGACTTCGGGAGGTACTTTGAAATCTTCCGAAGGACGGTCTTCAGCGCCATCGGCACGAAGTCCGTCACCCAGGGGCCCGACTCCCGCGCCCGGCTGCGCGCCCGATGCTGTTCAACCTCGGCGAGTTCCATCACCTCGAGTTGCTTTCCGCCGCGCCGCAGGTTCGCGACGCAGTACACGCACCGGAGCTGTTCGCGCTTCTCCGGCATCGCGTTCCGCGGCTTGTGGATGATGCGCGGCTGGTCCCCGTACCAGTAGTCGAATTCGTCCGGCGTCCCCTCGCGCCAGTCGTTGCCGGCCTTCACGCGGCCGTTGTGGACGGCGCGTGGGTGCATATCGGTGACGCTGCCGGCGCGGTCGATGATGTTCCGGTAGCCCTGATAGCCGACGATCAGCGTCGCTTTCGGCGTCCCGTGTTCCTTGAAGGGAATCAGCCACCCTTCCTGCATCGGGCCGCCCAGCGCGATGCCCAGCTTCAGCGCTTCGAACACGCCGGCCATCAGCGACTCTTGTGTGCAGGCGAGCAGATCGGGATTGAAGGCAATCGCGTTGAACGCGACGTTCAGCAGGCGGAGCGGATCGCCGGTCGTCTTCGGCGCCGCCGCGAGGATATGCGGCTTGTTGATTTTGAAAAGTTGACTGACGACGTTACTGCGGTCGTCGAGGCGGGTCAGTTGTCCGGTTGCCATCGCTCTCCTCCGTGGGCGTCTCGGCCGGCGGTATAGCCGGTGACGGAGCGCCAAAGATTTTCGAGAATTCTACGACGTGCACGCGCGCCTGTTCTTCGAAGCTCGCGCCGGCGCCCAGCGCGAGCAGATTTAACCGATCGCGCGCCGTCTCCACCATCGGCCAGAACAGCCGATCGAGGATTTCCTTTTCGGCGGCTTCCTCGTGCGCGAGGACGAACTTCGCCGCGACGCAGATGCCGCATTCCGCGCCGTCGTCTGCGGAATCGTCCACCGGCTTCATCTCGCGGTGTTCGTCGCAGCGGTGCGCGAGGCAGTCACTCGCCGACGGCGGCTGGTTCTCATCGCGCGCAGGATTCGAGCGAATGTGGCGCGGCATTAGCGTCGAGGATACAGGTTGACGGCCTT